TGGGAAGCGCCAACACCTATGCCGGAAGACGGTATGTGGTATTGGGATGAAGACAGCCTCAGTTGGATAGAACAGTAATGGCTACCGTTAAAGAAACTATGTCTAAAATTGCAGCGCACGAAAAAGAATGCACCATTAGATATGAGAATATTGAGCGTCGATTAGAAGAGGGTAGCCAAAAGTTCAAGCGTTTGGAATTAATGCTGTGGGGAATTTATCCTTTGCTAATCGGTTTGTTCGTGGCAGGAAAATTTGGATGAGCATTCTTGCCACGTTGTTAGGTAGCGGGGATGTTATAAGTAAAGGTCTTGGGTTGATCGACTCAATGCACACCTCTGAAACTGAAGCAATTGAAGCAAAAACTAAAGCTAAAACTGATCTTCTATCTGCTTACGCTCCATTCAAAATTGCTCAAAGATACCTGGCGTTGATGTTTGGTTTTACTTTTGTTTTATCTTATTTGATGGTTCTTGTTTTGTTTTTTATGGAGCGCGATATTACCCAAGTTCAAGAGATCATTTCTGCGTTTAAGATCGATTGGATTTGTTTAACCATTGTCGGATTTTATTTTGGCGGCGGTGCGTTTGAAGGTGTAATGAACAAGGCTAAAAAATGAAAGATAAAAAATCATTGTTCAAAAGAATCGGAGTGACCGGGTTCAACAAACCAAAGCGCACACCGAATCATCCAACAAAATCGCACGTTGTTGTTGCTAAAGAGGGCGACAAAGTGAAGACAATTCGATATGGACAACAAGGCGTAACAGGCGATAAAACTGATACTGCCAGATCACGATCATTTAAAGCGCGGCATCGAAAGAATATAGCGAAGGGCAAGATGAGCGCCGCGTTCTGGGCGAACAAATCCAAATGGTAGCATCTGAAGATTGTAAAAAAATGGTAAAGCATTTTGAAGGTTTGCGCCTAACGGCGTATCAATGTTCGGCTAACGTGTGGACGCTAGGATGGGGCCATACAGCCGGCGTAGAGCAAGGTGATTACATTGACCAAGATCAAGCAGAAACGTGGTTAGACGACGATCTACACAGTTGCGCGATGGATATACATAGACTTGTTAACGTGCCGTTGGAGCAATATGAATTTGATGCATTGTCGAGTTGGGTGTTTAACCTGGGCGGTACTAATCTTAAAGAATCCACAATGCTAAAAGTCATTAATCAAGACATAGATGGCGACATTGTTTTTGAGATGAAAAGATGGAATAAAAGCGGTGGACAGATATTACCAGGGCTAATTAAACGTCGAGATGCAGAGGCTGAGATGTGGTTAGGTTTAGGATTTAATCCTTAAACATCGGGCAATCTGCATATTATCGGGCAATTTAAAACCTTGCCCGCTCTACAGCCCAGGGAATTGGCGCACCCGGAGAGATTCGAACTCCCGACCAAGTGGTTCGAAGCCATTTACATATTCCTGATAAATCCTATATTAATCAATTAGTTGCTAAAAAGATTGCCCGATAAACTGTTTTGTTTTTGTTAAATTTTTACTATATTAGTCAACGAATTGAATTTTTTACTGGGCAATTTTATCGCTTAAATGGCAGGACTATTTCGGGCTTTCGGCGGTAGATTCTTTTAGTTGTTGCTGTGCTGTGATGTTGTAACAATTTGGATGCATGTTCGGCATCTTCTAAGTCTGATGCAGTTTTCGCTTTTAAATCATGCTCGGTGAATCTCTCGTCAAGCGATGTTGTCTGTAACGCTTTTTTCATTGTACGCTGCCACTGCGAATCGAAGTTACTTGTGATGCCTTGATCGGTAATTAGAGGTTGTCCCATTGAGCTTGCGAAGAGATAAAACGATTGCACTTTGCACCATCGTTTGCGCCAAGACATGATGTCATCAATGATTTCTTTTAGCCCGGTTGATTCACCCTGATGTTCGAATGGGACGATAGATGATTTGCCGCCTTTTTTGCCAGCGGTTTTTTGTCTCTTTGGAAACTTTATACCTTCGCTTGTAATGTCGCCAAGTTTAATTCTAAGCAACATTGATTTGTCTTTGCCAGTTGCCAGTTTTAACGGTATGTAAACTTTCTGCATCGCGTTGCAAACAGAAAGGAACTCTTTTAACTCTTCGTCCTCAACGTATCGATCTCTATCTGGGATAGANATTTTACNAACTATNCCNTTNACTGGGTGCTGAATATTNCAGCCCCATTCNATNGCNTTNGTNAACAGATGCGATAGCACCTCAACGTCCAGGTTAGCTCTCTTTGCGCTTAAATTGTTAGAGACATAATCGCGGTACTGATACGCCTGATGGGTTTTAAAATCGATCACAGGCTGTTTTAGATCAAATACATTTCGAAGACGTTTAAGAGATTGGCGATTGCTTTTTTGGGTTGCTGCTGCTTTTTTAGGAATTACTTGCAGCTCGTAGCGGTCAAACAAATCTTGCAGAGTAAAAGGCTTGTCGGTTGTTACTATTTTGTCTACCCATAGTTTATATGCTTGCTGTTCGGCCTCGGCAAGCGTCAACCCAGAACCAAGTTGCACTTCTTTTTTGTTATCCCACAAATGTGCATTAACTGATGTCGTATAAAAACTAATAACAAATTTAGCCCATTTAGTTCCGCGCCGTCGAACACGCCAGCCTTTTGGATATTGTTTGTTTTGGGTGCTACGCTTAACCAAGGGCGCTAAAATCCATTTGATACTCTTTTTGTTTTGGGACAGTGAATTGCTCGACAGGAACAATAAAAGTGCCGTCTGGACGTACCCTATAAGAGTAGCCCAAATGTTCCAGCACTTTCAATTGCTTTGATCGAGACTTTGCCCCGGTCAGTTCGATCACCTCAACTGTTGATAGCCAGAATTTCATTTTTCCTCTTTAGTTTTTTTTAGTCTAAAAAATCCAGAGTGTTCTGGGTGATAATGATGGAAGAGGCGCGCATAGTACGGGGTATAATTGTTTGACAATTTAAATGTGCCAGATGTATCAACATCTGTATGCCAACGTATGCGCTCAAAAACACCTTTAGCTGAATAATTTTTATGCCCCGCGTTAATTAATTCGCTAGTGAAATCACAAAACAATTCAAAAACGTGCGGATTATCTTTGTGCCACGCCCACCACTTCTGCTTTGTATTCACTAAAAAGGTATATCGTCATCATAAAGTGCCGTTTTTGCCGCACTTGCAGCCCCAGAATCGACGTTCTGATCCAAAGAGGGGCCAGAGTACCCATTGGACTTTTTGGCCCAAAACACCTTTCCATTTCCCACAAATGGCATCTTTGCGCGTTCAGCAGATTCGGTTTCATTCTGTTTAATTTGAATACCGCCATGATCGCCGTACTGGGACGGAGAATCGGGTTTTAAAAACATTGTCAGATCGCAATAGACTGCGCCGTTCTTGCCCTTAACAAATCGGCTTTTATCTAATTTTGTAAGGTCAATATTTAAATTGACCCCCAAGCTATCAATACCCAAATTTTCTACAGCCATATTTCTGTCCTCTTTTATTGAATATAAATTAAATGCTGGTGCGTCGATCATGCGGCGGCATCTTGCTCGTTTTGTCGTTTTATTTGATTAATCCACAAATCACTTAGGGGCTGCCCCTCATAATTAAACTTTCGGGTTTTCCACCAATGGGTTTCGGTTATACACATTCTTTCGCTTTCCAAATCGGCCCATATTTTTTTGCCGACCAACAATATAGCGTTATGCGCAACGGTCATTTCTTTCGCCATGAAACGGTCGCACATCTTTTGTCGCTCTGCCATGTCTCCATCCCAATCCTGATGAAATCTCATAAATGCCTGAGTATCAATATGCTTGTTGTACTCTTGCACCAGTAATTCAGCTATTTGCTTCATGCTGCCGCTCCTTCTGATGTTCCAGCTAATCTAAATTCCGTTGACTGCATAATTTTCCGTTCTGCAGTAGTCCACATCCCGCCTCTACTGGGCGCTCTCCATAGCTTTTCTTTTACCTCTTGATCGAGATCATCGAGGCAGCCTTTCGCCAATGCGAATTCTTCGTTTGCGATGTGTTCTTTCGCCAGGGAGATTGTTTCGATGTGGTCACGCACTAGCTCGTTGTGTTCAACAATGTCGATGGTTGCTTGTTGAATGATTGCCTGGGAGACCTCATTAGCACTTGCGTATTCAGTACCGGCAAATCCGATAGCAGCCAACGCTCTTCCAATGCAGCTTGTTTCCGCATTCTCCATAGCCGAAGTTTTGTTGATGTTGGTACTGCCTCGTACCTCTTCTGCGTAACCAGTGCCACGAACCCGACCATCAACGTCTTTAATAGTGGACTTCATAACCACGTTAGTCCCGTCGCTTATAAGATCAGTCTCAATAGACCAATCTTTGTGTGTAGGTGATGCA